GCGGAGAGTGAAAGTTCCGGAGGGGGCCAAGCAGGCGCAGCCTATATATTTACCCGTTCGGGGTCTACGTGGTCAGAACAACAGAAGATAAAGGCTTCGGATATACAAGGCGCTGACCGATTCGGCTGGTCGGTCACCATCTCCAGTGACGGTAATACAGCAATCGTGGGGGCGTACGGGGAAGATACCGGAGGGGACCGAGCAGGCGCAGCCTATATATTTACCCGTTCGGGGTCTACGTGGTCAGAACAACAGAAGATACAGGCTTCGGATAGAAGAAATGATGTCTATTTCGGCTGGTCGGTCGCCATCTCCAGTGGCCATAATACAGCAATCATGGGGGCGTACAGGGAAAATACCGGAGGGACTGCTGCAGGCGCAGCCTATATATTCGAAATTCCGATTCGACTTTCGGTTTCACGTGATATTATCGTCAATGGTACGACGCTTTCATTCACTGGTCAACACTTGTGTTTTCCCGAGGGTCCGATAGAGCGGGGTCTTGTCGTATCTGCGAATAGGAATAAGTTCATGAATCTAAACGGACCCTTGACTACGGGTTTGTATGCTATACAATCATCCGAATCTCTCCCGATTGTATCTCTATCAAATGTGGCGAACGACCCCACCGTGTTTGGGGTTGTCGATGGAGTTGAGATGTTACCACGAGAGAGACTAACAAGATACGGTAGGAGTGTAGTTAAGTCTAATAAAGAATATGGTGATGATAGAGCGATAATTAATTCTTTGGGAGAAGGTGCGATGTGGGTCGTAAATACGAATGGAAATCTAGTATCAGGAGACTACATCACGTCGTCTAATATACCTGGATATGGACAGAAACAAGATGATGATATCCTTCACTCGTACACTGTAGCTAAGATTACGATGAATTGTGATTTCAATCCAGAGGAATTACCAATACAAGTTATTAAAAAGGACGAAAATGGTAATAATGTACTCGACAATTACGGACGTCTTCAATGGGAAGATACGGACACAACACAAAAAGTGTATAGAATTAGACACTTAACGATTGACGGTGAGACGACAGATGAAGCGAATGCTATGTGGACTGCAGCATACGTGGGATGTACGTATCATTGCGGTTGAGTCACACTTTCTCATGTGTCCAACAGTTTACCGTATATCTGAACGTATTATCACGAAGTTCGTTTGTATAATGTGGGTGAGTCCAATACGGTGGAAACGCCACAGCTTGTCCTCTTTTAAATTTAATCGTACACCCCTGTTCGGGAAAACAGAGTTCACCCCCCTCGTAATCATCGTTGAGAGCTATGATGATGCTCATATTTCTCAATTCTGAAATGCTCTGTTTTCCCTCCACGAGTATTCCATCTTTGTGCCTCCTCGTAGGACCTTTGATTCTTCGGAGTGTCGGTGTTGCGAATCCACCCATCTCTATATCGTATTCATTTTTAAACGTTTTACATATATTGAGTATTCTTTCAAAAATCAAATCCCTCACTTTGGTATCTGGAATTTCTACGCAGTTTATACTATCGGCAATCACGTTTCTGGTATGTCCATACACTTCACGGTCAATAATAGCATATCTGTGTATCGTCTCGATTAGAAAGTCGCATTCATCATCGTTGAATATGTTGTCGAACGTGAAAATACAACCAGGTGGATACTTGGCTTCCATCTACACATGAGAAGCCCCATTTTTTTATATTAAAAAAATAAACTCTCACTATAATATAAAATGTCTGGTGGTATCGCCCAACTCGTTGCCGTCGGTGCTCAGGATGTGCACCTCGTCGGTCAGCCCGAAGTCAGCTTTTTCCGTTCTACCTACAAGCGTCACACGAACTTCTCCCAAACTGTCGAGCGTCAGGTCATTCAGGGCAACGTCTCGAACAACGGTATGTCCACCATCCGCTTCGAGCGCAAGGGTGACATGCTCAACTACGTCTACCTCATGCCCATCAAGTCTGATGGTACCCAATCCAACGTCGTCCCCGACTGGACCACCGCCATCTCCAAGGTGGAGCTCCTCGTCGGTGGTCAGGTGATTGATGAGCAGGATTCCTTCTACTCGACCCAAATTGCCCCCACCCTCTCGGCCACTTCCTCCTCCAAGTCGGTCGCCGGTGACCTCTACGGTGGTTCCACCAACGAGCGTTTCTACCCCCTCCGCTTCGCTTTCTGTGAGAACTGGCAGACTGCTCTCCCCCTCATCTCCCTCCAGTACCACGATGTCGAGCTCCGCATCACTTGGGGTTCGGGTGCCTCCACCTACAAGTGGGAGGTCTACGCCAACTACGCTTACCTCGATACTCAGGAGCGTGAGGTGTTCGCCGGCTCTCCCCAGAATATGATTATCACCCAGGTCCAGAAGGCGATTTCGTCTGGTAACAAGATTCAGGAGCTCAATTTCAATCATCCAGTGAAATACCTCGCCGCTGCTAATACCACCGCTGTGAACATCTGCACGGATACGAACAAGGTCAAGCTTCAGATTAACGGTACCGACGTTGCCGACTTCAAGTTCGCCAACCCCAACTTCACCTCCGTCCCTCTCTACTACCACACCTCCCATGGTAACTCCACCCCAGGTGCCAAGCTTTTCACCTACCCCTTCTGCCTCGACACCGGTAAGCTTCAGCCCACCGGTTCCCTCAACTTCTCTCGCCTCGATTCGGCTCGTATCATCAGCGACACCGCTGTGAACACCGATAACATTTACGCCGTGAACTACAACGTTCTTCGCATCGAGAACGGTATGGGCGGTCTCCTTTACTCCAACTAATCTCTCCGTAATTAATAAATGTTTTGGAAGGTTGTCTTCCTCCTTGCCATCGTTTTTGTATTGACGTACGATCCCAGGTCCAGGACACTCGAGAAGTTTGTCGGTCAACCCATGACATCCCCCTCGACTGATAAATCCTGTCAACCCACGCATTACGAAGCCGTCCAATTTGCTCAATCCCCCTACGAGTGCCCTCCCCCAGGGAAAGCTAAGATGGGTGCAATTGCTTAAAAAGAAAAACCCACATAAAATTACAAATGATTCCCGTTAATCGTGAAACGCTCATGATGATTGGTACAGTCGTGTGCATTCTGGGCCTCGTATTCCTTTTCAAGGAACTCAACAAGGCTAAGCAGGACATCGACAATTTCAAGAATTTCTCCGCTCAGGTTGTCAGGCACCTCAGCCCCCCAGAACCTCCCGTCGAAAAGGAGACGGAGAAGAAGGAGGAGCCTGAAGAGGAAAATGTGGAGGAATAAACATATCCTCTTATTATAACTTGCGAATGCGCAATGAAAAAGTACAAAGCGATTGCGATACCGGTTAGCTTTGCTGATGGGAAACCTCGGTTTCTCACAGTAAGGGATTGGAGATTTAAGGATTGGATTTTTGTGACAGGTGGATGTAGGCGGAGGGAGATTTACAACCCCCTAAGATGTGCTCTTAGGGAGTTGGAGGAGGAGACGAGGGGTGTGGTTGCTCTAAAAAATGGTGAATACACTGAATTTAAGTTTACAGTCAGGGAGAGTCCTACTGTTGAGCTCGAATACAATGTGTTCATCTTCTTCGTGAACTACAACAGGTCTGAACAACAGACGCAAATCAGGAAATTCTATGAGGAGAAGCAGAAGACGAACTTAAAGAAAATTATGAATCAACCCATTCGAAAGACGCACGATGAGAACGATTACATGAGCTATGATACCCTCGAGGAATTTAACTCACGTAAACGTTGGAAACTCATCGTGGACAATGTTCTAAAAAATCCACAGTTCTATGCGTGTATAAGTTCTCTGAATAGAAAAACCTTTTCTATAAAATAATGAAGTCCAAGGCTTTCATTTTAAGACAGATTGGTGAACTTCTCGAAAAGAATCGTGGCTTCTGCGATGAGGAGATTGAGGAGTGGTACAAAGAGAACGAAGACAAGACAGTCTACGAACTTTTAACTATTAAGAAACAATTATCCCAGACCCAGGAATATCCAGACGTATCTTGTATGAGATGGTTTAGAGAAGAGGGGCGTTAACGATGTATGTTAAAAACTTGGTGTGCAAACCAGGGATTCTGTAATGCAACCAATCTATCACATGTGCTCATGGACGGAGGAAAACTCTCTGTGCCATTTGATAGATTGAACGAATTTTATGAAAAGTATATTGAGGCTGTCAAGTCTGGAGAGAAGATTTACGTCGTCGAACAAAAGACAGAGACGTACAACTTTTTCGTTGACATCGACTACAAAGCCCCAGAACCATTGGGAATCGACGAAATCCATGACATATCTAAAATCATATGTGACACCGTGAAAAGTTATGGTGGTCGTGAATGCCTCGTCTCCGTTGCCTTGCCTCGAAAATGTGGTGATGTCATGAAGACTGGTATTCATCTCAACTGGCCCAACTTTGTAGTAGACCAGGAAACAGCCGTCACCCTCCGTCAGTACATATTGATGTCACTTTCCAAGTCGAAGAGTTCTATTGACTGGGGTCAGATAATCGACTCTTCGGTATATGGATGTGCGATGAGGAAAACGAAAGGGAGTGGGTTTCGAATGCCATGGTCGTACAAGATGGCGAAACACGACGCATGTGAGGGTAGAGGATGCACGGATTGTGTCAACGGAAAGATGACGTATCTACCATACTTGCCACTTTTTAGATACACGAGGGAACCGTTTAGTACACTTCTTCGTATCGACCAGGAGCCCAGTGTTGAAATTCTTAAGATGTCAGCTGTGAGAACGGATGCACCCAAGAATGTCATGATTGACCTACTTTCACCAACGAGAAAGGAGGGTTCTTTCACAGAGGAGCAAACTAAAGATGAAGTTCACGATGAAGAATTGAAAAGTAAGGTGGAGGCGTATATTCGAAAAAACTTGGAAGGTCAAGGTGACGCCTATATCACTAAAATCTTTAGACACAAGAATTGTTTTTTGGTATCGACGACATCACGCTATTGTGAAAATCTGAAAAGAAAGCACAACTCCAATCATGTGTGGTTCATCATCAGTGGTAGAGTTATCCTTCAGAAATGTTTCTGTGACTGTCCAACTCTCAGGGGACGGAAGGATGGTTTTTGTAAAGACTTCTGTGGTCGTCGTCACGAGTTGACGAAAGAAATTGTCAATAAGTTGTATCCAGAAAAAGAAGAACTTGTCAAGTGTCCAGAAATCAAAAAGTTTGTCGAGAAGCCCCAGGTGAATATCAAATCCCCACTCGAAACTTTCATGAACAGAAACATGAAAGTTGATGAGGGTACGAGTATCTTGGACGTCAAGAGAGAAAAGGGAAGTCTCGTGGTCTTGACAACTTCAAACTATTGTGAGACATCTAACACATCTCACGAGAGCAAGCTCATGTCGTACGTGATAAAAAAGAATCAAATCACACAGAAATGTCCAATTTGCAAAAGAAATAGGTCCAGAACCCATGTTTTACCACCTAATGTTGTAAAACTACTTAAACAATAATAACACGTATAAACAAATGTTTACACGTTCTGGAAGGAAGATAAAGAAGCCTGAACTGTTTCAGCCCACCGAGGAGGACCTCGTGGACGACTATGGTTCAGATGAACATGATTCCGACATTGGGTCAGACATAGACACAGAAGATGAGTGCTACTCTGACGAGAGTGAGGATGAATATGACAGTGATGCAGACGAAAATGGAAATCTCAAAGATTTTATTGTGGACGATGAGAGTGAAAGTGAGGAAGAAGACGCTTAAAAAAAACAAAATCTATATTAGAAAATGGAAACAGACATTGGTAATCCCATTGAGTATAATCCTACTGTAGACCCACTTAATCAGGAGAAGAATGAAGATAATAAACCGGACGACGAACAATATTATTTTCACCCATCTGAAATGCAGTATCCCATGCCACCCCCACCACCTCAAGACGAAAAGTTTGACCTATTTGCAAAGGTTGACAAGTCGACTTGGATTATCGCCTTCGCTGTATTCCTTTTAGGCTTTTTCATGGGGAAAACCATGCAGCCAGTGATCCTCAGGTACACTTGAGTAGGCAACGAAAGTTCCTATGTCTCCATAGATTGGTTTGATTTCTCCCTTTGTATCCCGCTTTATGAGCTGAGTTGGATACATAGGCATAATAAACGCATCATCTGTATCCTCGACAAATCCAACAGTTGTCGAAGGTTTAGTTTCCGTGACCACTTTGTTTTTTAAATTGTACTCTGGTTTAAAAAACAAAATAAAGAATGCACCGACCAAAAGTATGGTTACGATAATCCTAAACATTTTTGTTTATTGTATGTTGATATTATTTACGCAGACGAAACCTCGGGCTCACCCTCTTCCTCCTTGACCTCCTCAAGCTTACCATCAGTGGATGCTGCAGCCTCAGCCTCACGCTTCTTACGACGCTCCTCAACCTCAGCGGCGACGATAGCGTCAGCCTCCTTGACGAGCTCCTCCATGGGAGCATCGGGCTTCTCCTTCTTGAGACGCTCAAGAACCTCAGCGGGGTGAGAGATGGGAGCCTCATCTGGCTTGGTGTAGAACATGGAGTTCTCATCACCAGGGGCATAGTGGTTGGTACCAGCAGTCATAGCCTGCTTACGCTCCTGGAACATGCGAGCAGCCTGGGCCTGGTTCTCCCTGTAACCAGTCATAATCTCCTCGAGCTTCTCGTTGGTATAGTGAACATCCTCAATCTTGGTAGGGTCAGGAGGAATCAAAAGCCACTTGTACATGTCGACAACGTAGATGTCGAAAGTGGGGTCCTCCTTCTG